GAAAAATACTTCAAACATATTGAGGATGAAATCCGTAAAGATTTTACATTCAAGGATGCTATTTTAAATCCTTGCAAAGAAATGATATGGCAGTTAGATTTTCCAATTGCACTTCACGTTCGTCGTACTGACTATGTTATTAACAGTGCAAATCATCCTCCATGTACTTTGGAGTATTATGAAAATGCGCTAAATTATTTTGATGATGACCGACAGGTTGTTGTGTTTTCTGATGACCCTGCATGGTGTAAGGAGCAAGATTTATTTGGTGGAGATCGATTCATGATCTCAGAAAACGAAGATAATCGTCTCGACCTTTGTCTCATGTCTCTGTGCAGTGACTTCATTATTGCAAATTCAACTTTCTCTTGGTGGGGGGCATGGCTCTCTGATGTCAAGGATAAGAAAGTAATTGCTCCCCGTCAGTGGTTTGGTGCTGAGGGTTATACAAAAGATCACAATACGAAAGACGTAACGCCCGATGGATGGACACGAATTTAGTAAAATGGACAAAAACAAGTCCGTACACAAACTTAAAGGACTTCCGCCAATCTATTGGTTGAATTTAGATGCCGATGAAGATCGTCGGTTCTATATGGAGGAACAGTTTAAGTATTGGGAGATTGAAAATCATACTCGTATTGCTGGATACGATGCTAGGGAGGATGATCCATCCGAACATTTAAGGGTAAAGTTCCTGATAATGTTAGTCCTGCTGAACTGGGATGTTGTATGTCCCATTTGAAAGCAATCAAATATTTTTATGAAGAAACTAATGATGAGTATTGCATGATCCTGGAGGATGATGTAGACTTCTCGACAGTGAAGTATTGGAACTTTACTTGGCGTGAGTTTGCTGGATACCTTCCCTATGACTGGGATTGTGTTCAGATGACTACGATTACCACAGGTGACATTCATGTCAAGCTGCACTTGAAATTTATTAATGATTTCTCTGCTGCTGCATACTTGATTTCTCGTCACCATGCTGCTAAGATACTAAAGCACCACATCCGTGGTGACAAATACAAACTGGATAATGGAGTTGTTCCCAGGGCAGTTTCCGAGGATGTTATTTTAGAGACAGGAAAAACTTATACTATTCCTTTGTTTCTATACAACCTTGACTTCCAATCAACTATTCACCAAGAACATATTGGTGTCTTTCATCAGGGACCTCATACAGCACTGACAAATTACTGGCAACAGCAAGGCGCTAGTGTTGACATTGGGGACTGGATGAACTATGATCCTTATCTTGGTCGGATCACCCACCATTCTCAACAGCAGAGTAGTGAGAACCCACCAAGTTGACAGAATTCTAAAGTTCTGTTAGTATAAATACTTAACCTTTTGTCATAATATTACAAAAGGTAAACAACGGGACAAGTCGAGTCCCTATTCATCTGCGGGTAACCATTCCGCAAGTAACTAAAGGTAATTAACAAATGATCAAATCTGTTCTCGCAGCTGCCGCTGCTGCTCCTCTGTTCGCTGGTGCTGCTTTTGCAGGTCCTTACGTTAACGTAGAGGCAAACTCTGGATTCGTTGGTTCTGACTATGCTGGAACCACCACCGACGCTCACGTAGGTTACGAAGGCGCTCTGGGCGATGCTGGTTGGTATGTCCAAGCAGGTCCTAGCCTGGTTGCTCCCGATGGTGGCGCCACCGACACCGAGTTCTCTGGTAAAGCAGGTATCGGTGCTCCTCTGACCGACGCTCTGTCTGTTTACGGTGAAATCTCCTTCCTGACTGGTGACGACGACACCAACTATGGAACCAAGGTTGGCGTGAAGTACAGCTTCTGATATTCATGCTAAAATCGAGGGGTCTTAGGACCCCTCTTTTTTTATGAAAAGAATTCTTCTTTCGCCAGTTACTCACTTCAATATTTTGTTTGTGGGGTTTTTTATTTTAATAGGTGTAATTCATAACCATGCTCATTACACTATGGAAGTTGATACTGATTCATATGTCAGAGCATTTTGTAAGAAGAACCCTGATGAATGTCGAAGGTTCTTGAGCGAGTAAGTATAAATCACTACACAGGACCTCTTGACAGAGGTCCTTTTTTACTATATAATATGTAAAGATTTACAACAGAATGTAAAATGACTGTAACAACCAACGAATACGGACAGAATAATCTGTTCGCTAAAGAACCTCAGATGGTTGTAGAAGATTACAACCGCAAGGGTCTTGATTCTCCTCAGCAATACATCGAGCGTTATAATGGACGTTGGGCAATGATGGGAATCATTTCCGGTTTCCTTTCATATGCCATCACTGGTAAGTTCTTCTTCGGTATCTTCTGATGACTGAAGCAATTTTTACCGTAACTTCGGTTGCGTTTTTCGTCCTTCTGAGTTACTCTGTACAACAACTTTCTGAAACCTACTGATGCCTGACTTGATTGAACTTCTGACTTATTATGTTATTGGTGGTGCCCTTTTGATTGGAGCACCCGCAGTATTCTTCCTTGTTGCATTTATGCCAGCTCTTCAAAATACGAAGGGTCGTATGGTAGGATACAAAGACCATAAAATCTATGGTGACAGTTCTATCTACGAAAATACCCCTGGGGATAACACTAAGTTTTTTCTTGAACTCTCATGAACAAGTTCTATCTCTTTTCTAAAAAGTCATGTGGACCTTGTGCCCTTGTAGATAAATACATGAACTCTATCAAGGACGAACGCACGTCTCTCTTGGAGAAAGTAGACCTTGAAGACTTCAGCGATACTCCCATCCCTCAGGAGAATCTTGACCTTGCGTCTAAGTATGGTGTAACGGCAACTCCCGTTCTTATCATCACCGATTCTGATGGTATTAAACTTGAAGAAAAAATTGGGGGTATGCAGATTACGCAGAACATTAGAAAGTTATTTGATCAATATGCCTAACCCAGATGCACTTTGGCAGGATATCCAGAAACTTGACGACATGTACGAAGAGTTAATGTGGCATCCTGACGACGAACTACAATTCACCCATGACGGTGAAAAAATTATCATTACAAACAAAACACTAGAGGAAAAAAACAATGTTTAATGACAAAGCAGAAAAACTGAATGGTCGTGCAGCAATGATTGGTTTCGTTGCAGCAGTGGGATCATATCTCGCAACTGGTCAAGTAATCCCAGGCGTATGGTGAGCGATATGTTAGTCATAGCAGCTTCCATGATAGGAGGGTTTATCTTTGCTGCCCTGTTGACTGATGGAAATGTTGATGATGATGACAATGGACCAGGTGGCGGGATGCTACAACCTGCATACGTTCCTACCCCTTGACAAGCAAAACTGAATAGTCTATAATTCGGGGGTACTATGAGACCCCTTTTTAATGTTCAAACGGATCGCTGCTATTATCTCTCTAACAGTTCTCAGTTCTTCTTGTGTCACTGGTGCCGTAGAGGTTGAGACTGAAGTGAATGATGTTGTGAGCATTCCTGTAGAACCTTATGTTCCCAGCTGGAAGTGCCCTTCTTGCACTCCTAACGAAAAGTATGTCCTTGAGCAACTCCAAGAGAAAACCAGAATCTCAGATCGCAATGCACTTGCAACGATCATGGGTAACATTAAACAGGAAAGCAAGTTCATTCCCAACATATGCGAGGGAGGGGATAGAGTTCCTTACGGGGATTGCCGTGTCGGTGGTTATGGTCTTATTCAGTGGACCTCAATAGGTCGCTATCGTAACCTTGGTAAGTTTGCCACTAAGTATGGTTACGACCCATCTACTCTTGAAGGTCAGACTGCATACATGATTAACGAATCTGTATTCCAACGTTATCTTCCTGAGTTTGAGGGCACTGGTAAAACTGTCCAACAATACATGGTTCCCGCCTACTATTGGTTAGGATGGGGCATCAAGGGTAATCGTGAGATTTACTCATATAACTATACAAAGAAACTTGTTCTCGCATGACTATCAAAGCAATTAAGCAGTTGGTTGAAACTCAAACGTCTATTCTTCAGAAGAAAGCAAATACTTTTAAAGTAGAATGTGCTATTGATAAAGAAATTGTTGATTGTTCCGAACTAGAGGCACCTGCTTTTGAATGTGGTCCTGGACACTTCAGTCATGGATATAGTCCTTATGTAGGTATTCCTGCTCCTGCAGTTCTTTCTGACGATGAATGGTTTGGTCCTGCCCCCAATCTGACTGAGAAGCAGATTGATTATATGGAAAGGGAAGCAGAGATTAAACAACAGGAAGAGGAAAATCGTCAGCACTGGACTATTGAATCTGATAACATTCATCAAATCATGTATGAGATGGCAACCAAGAATGCTGCCACTACTCTTCAACTTGATCCCATTGGTGGATCTGAGAACTTCCAAGGAGGTTCTGAAAATGTCCATCGATGATTGGCGTTATAGTGATGGGAAAATGAAAGTGCGAGAGCAAGCACTTAAAGTTCTCATGACGAAGTTTGGTCACCAGATGAATGGAGTTACTCCTAAATATTCAAACCAATCCATTTATGAGTGTGCTCAAGATTGGGTTTCTCAAGGCAATATGCACACATCGGGGATTGTAAAATACTACGAGGCTTATTATGCAGAAAGTAATTAATGTTATAGCACTATTGTCCGGTCTAACTTCTTTGAGTTTGATTGGGGGTAGTGCTTTTGTTTTGATGAATAAAGATGTTTGGATCGAACAGGCAAAAGAGAATGTTGCCAATGCAGCAGTAGAAGCAGTCTCAGGTGCTTTGCCTGGTTTAATTGATGCATCTATGCCCGAACTTCCAACTACAACTGGACCTGCTATTAATCTTCCATGAAAAAAATTATTATGAGTCTACTGGCAGCAGCGTCGATTGCTGCTCCAGTTCTTGCTGATCCAATCAAACAGAATGAATACTACAGTAATCATTCTATGGGGTGCATGTTACTTAGAGAGTGTACCGATGGAGTCAAACAAGTCTTTAGTCTTCTGGATATTTCTAGTGAGTATCCCAATACTGAGTCTTTTACTCATATTGCGGGCGAATTCAACACTATGCTTGTTGCCCTTAATCAGATCGGAGTTAACGTGTTTCTAGCAGATGAAAAATATTTTCCTGTTGGTCACCGTGGAGTTTATCATACTGTAAGTAACAATTTCTTCTTGAACAAAACGTTTATGAAGCGTCCTCATGTACTGATGAGTGTGATGCGTCATGAAGGATGGCACGCTGCACAGGATTGTATGGCAGGAACGATTAAGAATAATATGATTGCTATCATTCATAATGAGGAAGACGTTCCTAAAATATGGGCAGAGATGGCACAGAGAGCATATATTCTTATGCCAGCTTCTATTCCTTGGGAGAAAGAAGCAACTTGGGCAGGTAAAACTGAAGGTATGACAATGAAAGCACTTCAGTCTTGTGCTGCTGGTACGATGTGGACTGACTACGAACCTACACCTTTAACCCGTAAGTGGTTAGTAGAAAACGGACACCTTCCTAAATAGAGTTGCCTTGCTACTCTACTAATGGCAGATACAAAGCCCAAAGTAGAGAAGGAAGACCACGATGAAGATAAAAGTGAAGTTCTTGGTAATTTGGTGAAAGTTGTTGTACTTATATGGTCTGCTTCTCTTCTCACATTTAGTTACGTTAGACTTCCCAACGGTCAAAAGATTTTAGATTTCGATCCTACTTTTATCGCATCTGTGTTTTCTGGATCGTTAGCTGCCTTCGGATTGTCACCTGCCAAGTCAGGTGGAGCAGCACCAGTAAAGAAGAAGAAAGAAGAAGAACCTCCTGTTGTATCTGCTGTTGAACCTAAGAGGTAATCATGTCACGTACTAAGTGGGCTGTTATTAGTATCGGTAGTGTAATTGCTATCGCACACATCGGTGTCCTAGGACATTTGATTAAACGACCGCCTGAACCGAAAGTTGCTGAGGTCCCTACTATTAACATCCCACATGGTCCTTATACCTCTTACAAGATCACAGCAGGAAGAGAAGGATATACTATAGAATATAAAGCAAATGACCCTGCCATCTTAGAGTCACAGAGATCATTAGATCTTGATAAAGAAAGGAGGGTCTCTTTGGTGGTGGTAGAGAACAAAGAACTGAGTATCGTAGAGATCAATACACCATGGAAGGCACCCGCAATATGGGAGGAGGTGCCGTTACTGACGGTGAGGGAAAGAGTGCAAAAGACATCGAATGTATAGTGGCGGACGCTGGAGCACGGTCACAAGGTGCAATGGCAGGAACCGCAATTAGCACGGGAGTTCTTGTTCCTGCTGTAATAAACATTCCATATATCGGATGGTTGGCAGCAGGGTGGGCAACTCTCCTTGGCAAACAAGTAGGAGAAACTGTTGGATCTGAAGTTGGAACTGTTTTTAATGATTGCTAATGAATTTTGAATTGACAATGGAGGATTTTACAATCATCCAAAACGCATTGCATTATTATAAACATGTTGAGAAACGCGGACATTTCTCTAAGTTTGATGAAGAGCGTGTAAATAGGTTGAGAGATAAA